CACACGTCTGGGGGGCGCGAGGTCGGCAGTTCGAGTCTGCTAATCCCGACGATTTTAGACATAAGGGGCTGGCTATCAGCCCCTTATTGTTTGTCGAGGGCGAAATGGTCGGCGAAAAGTCGGTATGAACTCTCACGGGCATGCTTATTATACTTATCACATAATTAATCAGGCCATTCGCACAAAAAATTGAGAATGGCAAAAAAAAATTTTATCTCCAGTGGAAAACGAGCAGATATTGATGCTATTGTAGGTTGGAAGTTACCTCGATTCCATCAAGCGTCTGAGTGCTATGTATCTCTCTCTGCATTTGACCCATCGAGGGGCGAATTCAGGACAAAGAAGATCATGCTCGATCACATAAAAGGGAAACGGGCACAAAGACAGTATGGCGAGGCTCTCATCAGGAGACTTACAGAAAAGCTCATGCAGGGCTGGAACCCATGGATTGAGATGGTTCAGCCCCTGGAGTATACTCCTTTCGATGAAGTTTGTGAGCGTTACAAGGACTATCTCATGAAAATGTTGAAGGAGCATAGCATGAGAGAGGAGACGGTTACCTCTTACTCCAGTCGGCTGAAAGTATTGATGGATTGGAAGGATGCGAAGAAGGTTAACCTTTTCTATACTTATCAGTTTGACAGAAGAATCGTCGGTCAGTTCATAGATTACATCTTCGTGGACAGGAACAATACGATCCGCACGCGGAACAACTATCTCGGCTGGACAAAGACGTTTTGCAAGTACCTTTTACAGCGTGGCTATATCTCCAAGGATCCTTCGGCTGGGATGTTTACCGTGCAGCATAGAGGTGAGGGAAAGAACCGGGATGTGATTCCGAACAATGTGTTAAAGGAAATACACGACCTCCTTTCCGTGAAAAACAAACATTTCCTGCTTGCCTGTAACATCCTACATTATTGCCTTGTGCGTCCTCACGAGATGAGCTTCTTGAAGGTCGGTGATTTCTCGATCGAGAAACAGACACTCTATCTGCATGGGGAAAACACAAAGAACAAGAATGATGCTGTCATCACAGTTCCACATCAGGTAATGAAATTGATGGTCGAGCTTGAGGTATTCAACAGCCCAAGCAACTACTATTTGTTCAGCGATGGATTTGCTCCAGGTAAGACCCGGAAAAGCGAAAAGCAATTCCGGGACTACTGGCTGGAGCATGTACGCAAGAAATTAGGCTTCTCTGACCGCTACAAGTTCTACTCCCTTAAGGACACTGGCATTACCAATATGCTGCGTGCCAATACCGACATCCTTACCGTGAGGGACCAAGCGCGGCACTCCAGCATCCTTATTACAGATATATATACCCCGAAGGATATCAAAGCAGCGAACAAGATGCTGCTCAATTATCATGGTGTATTGTGATTATACAAAACAGTTATAATCCTCAAAACGAAATGTTCAAGTTAAGAAAACAAAACGTATATTTTAAGAAAACGAAATGTCCATTTTGCGACTTTGAGAGAGTCTTTGATTTCGTATAGGATTATAATATAATTATAATGGCGTAAGTATATACTGAAAAAGTGCTATACATGATCATCTGATTTATTATATTTATAAAACATCCATCCGAAAGTGCGGACTAAGAAATAGTAAATATACGCCATTATACGCTGAAAGACATTCCGGCATGAAGAGAGGCAGGCACAGAGAAAAATTAGATCAAAGATCTTGCGCGATTCTCCGTCGCCCTGTGTGTCATAGCACTCGTCATGCATCCTTGCCGCAGTGTCAAACGCCTTGCGGCACGGAAGCCACCGGCGCAGCCACACAGGACCGACACCAAGGCCATTGCTGCCCTCATGCCAAAAACAACCTCTGAGACACATTATTCCCCAGTTGTCTTAAATTCGAGTTTGTCGGGGTATCCGGTTCTATAGTCGTACCCCAGCAGTTCTTGTACGGTCGCGAGTTCCTGAACTGCGGCTTTATGCGCGGCTGTCACGTCATAGCACTTGCAGGCATATACCTCTATCTCGTTGAGCATTCTGATAGCTTCTTCAACGGATAGGTTGAATACGTCCGTGCCATACCACAGGCTTGTCTTCGTTGCCCCGGTTGCCTGCTCTGCGGCAAACCGCTGCCGGAGCACAAGCCTTGTCCCGCGGTCCAGCCAGATTTGTTTCCCGTCAATAGAAAAGCTGTTCACCGCAGATGACTGGTCATACTCGGTTATAGCCTCTGTTACTAACTCCCTTACCGCCTCCGGCGTGTTGTCAACCTCAGCCTCCCCATATTCCATGAAGCCCCCTGATTCAGTCTCGTTATACCGGACGAGGAGTTTTCCGTCGTCAAGCTTCTTCGTCTTAAAGAAGTCTTCCTTCTTACAAAATGCGTTTACCTTATTCATTGTCCTTTTTCTTTAAATAATTATATTTTTTTGCCACAAATTTATCATAGTGCCCTGTCACGCATACCTTTCTCCACCATTCCGCAGGGATGATATTTATTAATCCCTTTCGAATGTTATACGATTTAAAATGCCGTAGGATCCCAAAGTAACTGTTCATCCTCTGACACATGCGCGTCACACAGCTATGAGGATGGTCGCAATAATAGAACATAGTCTGCACAGCATTGTTTACAGTCCTGTTGCTTACGTATGCCCGATTTGGATACACAAAGCTTCCACACGTCTTTATCCCGTGACGGATTGGCTGCAAATATGTCTTTCTTTCATTCAACTTTAATTTCACTGTCTCTAACTTACTCCTGAGCAATGGAATCAGATCTAAAAGCTTATCATGTCCCCCGATGGCATACCAATCGTCCATATACACACCAACTCTCCCAAAGGATTCCTCTAAAAAGAAACAGAAATCACGTAGTAGCAGCAAGGCCGTATACTGAGATACAAAGTCCCCTATCGGCATTCCCTTACCATCCCCGTTGGTAAAGAGAGACTTATGCGGAGGTATCAGGTTCCAGTCGTCATCACGAGAGAGTCTGATACAGTGCTTTTCCGGTTCATAGTAAATGATTTCTTTCATAATGTACAATATTTCATCCATGTACTCACCGCCATACCATTCTCTTATCGTCGTATTCCACTTCCCCCATACTACATCCTTGTCCATGGACATGAAATAGCTGTTAATGTCCCCGCCCAACACCCAAGGCTCTTCGATTTCTTTTGCGACCGCATCTTCTGCCGCTTCCTTCATGTCATTTTGCAATCTCTGCTGATATTGTAGCAGTCCAAATTCTTTCCTTACATTGTAATGCCTGTCGGAAAACATGCCGTCCATGCTTGGCTTTAGTATCATTATGCACAGACTGTCAAGAATCCTCTTGTAGATGCTTCCTGCAAATACCTCCCTTGGGCATGGTTTTTTCACGACAAAGGCGTAGCTTGTCCCGAGTTCTATATGGCGCTCCACGACATCACGGCGCATATTAAATAGGTTATAGGAATAACTTGCCTCGAAAGCCTGCTGGGCTTCCGTGTTTCTGCAATGTTTCCGAAACGAGTAGTAAGCATCGTAATACATGCTTAATGGTATATGCCTGTCTGTACAAGTTATTTGTTCTTTTTTCATATCGCTTTTTGTCTTGTTGTATAAATCGGAGAGAACGAGAACGTAGTTGCCGTTGCTCCAGTTGTTGTTGTCCGAACTTCTTTGCCAGTACCATGCGTAGTCCGAGCCGTACTGCTTACCTGCCTTGTTTTTTCTTAGGTGATTTGCGTTTTTTTGCATTGCCACCAGGCATCCTTTATACGTATTCAAGACGTAATCACGGCTGGGCAGAAAAACAGTCTCCACCATCGTGCCGCGCTTTAACAAAATATTGTCAGCACCTCATCCATCCATATAGCTGCTTGCTAACGGTAATGATAGAAGTCTGTATCTTTACTTCCGCTTTCGAACTGATCAATCTCTCCCATTTTTGTCCGTCTTTAGTCTGCACGCACATCTTTTCTTCGTTAATGATCCCCACCAATGCTTCGATGAGTGTCAGAGCATCAGACATGCGCTCCTGATGTATCTTTCGTTCTTGACTTCCGCGTTGCGAACGGTTCGATAGTAAACATTCCTTTACAACTTCCACGCTTGCATGCCGCAACTCAGCCCCCTCCTCGTAGTTCGCTTTCTTCGGGAAGTGACGGGTGATTGAGAATACAAGCCTTGACAGCTGTAAACATGAGTGATAGATCGGTGGTTGTTTTTGCTCCATGTTAAGTGAAAATTTAAAAGTCCTAAGTTTTTAAGCGGAGAGAACGAGAACGTAGTTGCCGTCGCTCCAGCTGATGCTGCCCGAACTTCTCTGCCAGTACCATGCGCAGTCCGAGTCGTCCTGCGTTGAACTCCAAAAAGTATAATTGCCCACAATGTTTTCTATTCCTGTAAGTTTATATAAGCACTTTTTTACTTCATACTGGTTGGCATATATAATTTTTAACTCACCGAGCGAAGACTGGTAACCGTGCTTCCCTGAACGGAAAATCTGATTATACGCATATCCTGCGGCAAAGTCGAATGCAATGTTCTTATTATATTTGTTAAATAACGCCTCCGTGTTTCCCATTCCATCCATGTCTTTCTCCGCTTCGCTTGAATTATTGGTCATTGTCTTTGCAACTTTTCCTCCTGGAGAGGATGGTGTCCACTTTATATTTTCTCCTATAACAGGCAGAATGCGACCTGTCCACGATGACGTTACGACCAATACAGAGTTTACGTTTGGATTATCTTGATACAGACCGCCCGTGTATTTATCTGCCGTAACAGCTTTTCCGTCTAAAGTTTCGATATAAACGCCAAGGCTCAATTTTTGTGGATTGTATGCAAGCGTAACATTGTTCGTGCTTCCTGTTGAGGATACTCGTATAGCTGATTCTGATCGAGAGATTACACATTTGTCCACTGATAAAGCGTCACCGACGATCTTGTACGCTACGCCTGCTGATATGTCAAATTCTATGGCGGTTCCTTTCCATGTCAAATCCGCTTGGACAGCGATCTCATTTCCGGACGAGTCCTGTACGTGAACCTTTAGCCCTTCAACAGACCCGACCGTTGTTGTCATTGTAACAATTACATGCTCTTTTGCCATGTATCGCTTGTCCGCATCTTCCTGCGTCAGGAAGCCGCCTGTCCCCATCCCGTCAAGCTTCTTTTTGTCTGCAGAGGACATCAATCCGTCTGATGTCTGTGTAGCATTGCTATACATCTTCCCCTCTGGAAGATCGATTGTTTCCCCAGTTTTCTGGTTGAGTGAAAAGCTTGCTATCTTATTGCCACCTTGGTTAATCGTGATGACGGAATCATTAACATCGGGGATGGTCGGCTTACCAGTAACTCCGCTCCACGCGACGCTGTCCGCACTCTTCGCGTGCTTCACATCCTTTGCTGAGTCAGCCGTGTTGTCCACATTCCCAAGACCGACCTCGTCCTTGGTGTAGGTTGGCTTCGTGTCCGCTTTTGCCCAAGCTTTTACATCACTTGCGGGCAGGGTCGTGGGGATGTCAGCTTTCTTCGCGTAAGCACTCAGGTCCGCCTCTACTGTCGCGAATTGCCCCTTCTGATTCAGGAACTTATTCGCGCTGCCGGTTGGATTGATACCCAAGACGTTTTGCTTAGAGGATAGCCCGGAATTGAGTTCGTCCTTCGTTGCAAATTTCGCCTTTATCTTACCCCATAGGGTGGACAATCCGTTTAAGTCAAGATATTTGCTCATATTGCTATTGTCTTTTAAGTTATGCGTCTGTTATTGATGATATTTCCGTGTCTGATATAGTCCCGACTGACACCATGCTTGCCATTTCTTTTTTCTGCGCCTCGGTAAGGGATGCATACGTAAGAGGATCGCCTTTGTCCCCCTTATCACCCTTTGGACCAGTTGCCCCCGTTGCGCCCGTGTCTCCCTTGTCTCCCTTCACGTTCAGGCTTGTTTTCTTATAAGCCCCCACGCTGGAGTCCCAACGGTACACGTAGTTATCCGTGCCTACATAGTCGGCCTTGGCGTTCTCTGCTGCTGTGTTTGCATTGTCAGCCGCGGAGTTGGCGTTACTGGCAGCTGTCTCGCATGCGGCCTTGGCAGAAGAGAAGTCGCTTTCTCTCTGCGTTTCTGCGTTTGCGCGTTGTGTCTCTGCCGATGCCCTTGCCGTTTCTGCGTCTGCCCTTGCGGTTTCGCTTTCTGCTCTTGCTGCCTCTGCCGTTTCTCGTTTTTTCTCTGCGTCCGCCCTGCTTGACTCAGCCTTAGCCCTATCCTCCTCTGCCTTAACTCTTCCGCTCTCAGCTTCCACCCTCGCAGACTCGGAGTCAGTCACCTTCCTGTAAGCCGTCTCCAGCGAAGCTACGTCCACGTTGATGTCGGAATATGCTGATACTTGCGTCCATGTCTTCCCGTTGTCATAGCTCGCTTCTACACCTTTCACCCCTCCCCGGAGCAGAGGGGTTACGCCCTTGGCTACCACCCCCGTGCTCTTGCCGTTTATGTACCACATTCCGTCTTCTCCTATGCTGGGCTTGATGCCGTCCGCAAGGTAAGCGCGGACGAACTCTGCCGGGATGAGGACGCTCTGGCTATTGCCTTGCGAGTCTCCTCCTGTCTGTACCCAAAATCCATCTGTGGAGAGCACGAGCCGAGATGCCTTGGTAAGCTGTGCGCTTATCTCCCCGATTCTCACTTCATTTGCTGTATCTGCCATAATATTTATCCTTTACGGTTGTTTCTCTTCCAACACGGCCACGATCTGCCCGTATATCCCGGATGCGAGCGAGCCACTTGCTAACTTCTTGATTAATTCAATATCACCTCCATCTACGCTCACATGTTCTGGACTGTTAGCAAGCTGCACCGTAAGTTTGTAGGCTCTCCATTTCTCGTCCGGAGACAGGGGCGTGGAGCCCTGACTATTGCCAGATCCGGCGAAGAAGAGGAGAGGACCTAACACGTCCGACATTCTGACGATCCTTTGCGTAGTCACCCCGTTCTCTCCAGTGACGTTCTCTTTCATTGCCTTACCGTTGTAGGAAAGGACTTCTTTGCTAAAATCTCTTATCATAAAAACATATCATTAATCTTGTACTGAAACCAACTGTGCGTAATAACCTGTCGAAGAGGTATAACAGAGATCGAATACAAGGCAATCTCCTGCTTGCATGGATCTCTGCGAACTTTCCCACTCGCCGCCATCATTGTTTACAAGGTATCCACTTTCATACCGCGAGACAGAGGATGTTGATTTGTATGCCGTTGCGATATACATCTGGTTCGTGTCTTTCCGAGCCGTCACGCTGATGCGGACGCAGAATGCCTGTGAGGTAGATGTTATACCGAGTTGCTTCCGCAAGTCGCTCAATGTAGGAATGAAGAATGACGGTTTGCTGGTTAAGGAAGTGTAGAGCAAGAACCTCGTCCCAAAGCTCAGGTCGAGCATGTTCGCGTCACTGCTCTTGCGGTATTCCATGCTGTATCCACGTTCCATGATGCCTCCGTAGACCTGTACCCCGCCAACAACGCGCAAGGCGATATCTCTGTTGACGACATTGTCTGATATGATCTGCACTGCAGGGCGATAGACATCCGTCGCGCTGTTCATTTGCCTATAGATATACATCGCGGACGCGCAATAGGCATCCTGGTCTCCTTGTGACGTAGGGTCCGATCCTTCTCCGATGCCTACTTTTAGATGGGCGACATTGGCGGCTGCGTTATACCCGATAGCTTGCTCGAGCCAGATGGAGTTTTTCCCGATATGGACGAAGTTCGCGTCACCGCCAAACCATTTTGTATAATCTCCATTGTAGAGTCCGTCAGGTCCTATGCTGAAAGGACCTATCTTACCGCTGCTCGCTGTTATTTCTCCGGAGAACTTCCCGTTCGTGGCTTCGATCGTGCCATCTTCGTTTACCTTGAAATTACTGCCATTGATCACGATATTGTTGCCGGACTCCAAGACCATCTTGTAATTGGCAGTGATATGGATCTCTTTGCCTTGCATGGTAAAGCCATCCAGCGTCTGCCGGAACTCTGAGACATTCCCGAGCTCGTCCTGCAGGAGGCTTTCGAACTCCGTGTCGGTATGGTAGAATACGCTTCCTGCGTTGAACCCAATGGGCACGACCCCACTTTTCGCGTCCCTGCCATCGTTGCAGGTGACAGTGTACCGGCAAGACGTAATCTTGCTCGTGCCCTGGTTGCGGTAGTTGCTTTGTATGTCCAACTTTGAAGAGTTCACAAAAGAGAATGAGGATCCGTCGACAGAAGCCGTTCTCGTGACGACAACGCCGCCTGTTTCATTCAGAAATTCCAGCTTTAAGCCCAATCCGCTGCCACTCGCCTTCGTGGCAGAATCGCCTTCAACAAGGTAGAAGCTGCCCTTGAAAGACACAGAGACATAGCCTGTCTCAAAACCCTGCTCTACGTATACGGCAGCACGTTGCTCCGAGAATCTCGCCTCATAATATGTTGCGGGAGTTCCAGGGTCGCCGGGCTCGCCTTTGATCCTGCTCCACTCATATTGCGTATAGCTGGTCGGGTCGTTCCATTGCTGGCTGACGTTGATGCCAATGTATGTAGCCCCACTGAACCATGTAGTACTGAAATTGCTACGCCCGTCTGATGACGTGGCATAGGCGACGTGTATCCCATCCCCGGTGTCGCCATCATATCCGATACGGCTTACCCAATAGCGTGTGGATGAGGTATTAAGGGACGTGTTCTTTTTATATATATAGGTTGTGATCTCCCTGCACCATAGATAAGAGCCTTGGGATAAGCGTGGCACGAAATTCAACGTGAACGTGCCGTCATCAGGCTGTGTCGATGAGTTGGTAACAGAGGAATAACATACAGACGACGTGATCTCCGCAGTCTCTCCGTCCTCGCCCCAAGCAACGATGGGAACGGACTCTACATCCAGCTTTTCTCCACTCGCCTTGTCGAACAACCCAAAGGTTACGCTTTTGTCCGCATTGGTGACGCTTACATAAGTATCGTAAGCGGTGTCAGGGGTCCCATCGCCCTTGCAGTACTTGATCTCCAGACCTGCAGCGGACAAGTCCTCGACCTTATACCGCTTATCGTCAGAGCTTGTAGCCCAGACCTCGCAAGTGAGCCTGTTCACAGATAAGTTTTTACCTTTGTCCATGACGATGGAGGAAGAGGATGGAATAAGCTCGTAGACGGTAGTGTCCGCCAGCCGGTCAATTGTCAATACCTTGTTATACTCATACCTCGCGCCTGCATACGTGCCAATAATATGCACAGAGATATCATGTTTGGTGCCGACAAACCTGCCGTCCCTCGTTGCCAGAAAGTCACCCGTTTTTGTGCCGTCCGTGGTGATGCTGACCACCATCTTCTTGTTGTCTTTGCTTCCGCTGCCGGGAAATGACACATCAGCCTTCAAGCCATCAGGCAAGCCATTGATATGACTGTCCTTATCGACCTGCCAAAGTTCATTGTAGTGCATGAGAGATGCTACCGATATCACAGGGAACCCCGTGTATTCCTGCGCCTTCGTATTCCAGCTTACGGACGAGTGCTCATTGTCCAGATCGCATGCCAGGAAGGGCAGAGGATCGTGGGAAATACGCACAGGGAACTCGATGGTCTTGGCGGTCTTGCCCTCCAGTTCCACGACAATTGAGACCCTGCAGCCCCGCATTTTCCTCATTGCATCATAGTCTATCTCGTCCTCCGTGTTGGCGATGCCGTCACGCAAGTTCTTGATGCTCGTGATGTAGACGGTGGAGTTTGCGATCTCGCACTCGCAGCCATCGCCAAAAGCGGTCACCCGGTAATGGCCCTCTGTCACAAGCTCGTTGCCCGGATCTTCCTCCAACAGGATGTCTTGCCCCTTGCGGACGAACACAGCCGTTGACAATTGCCACTGCTTGACTTGTATTGTGGATCCGCTATCGTCCTTGGCATCTGCTAATGTGTATAATCCTCCGAGGACATTTCCCATGTCATCGACGGTAATGACCCCTTGATATCTACTGAGGCTGACATCATAAGCTCCGGCCATCTTCTGCAAGTCCTCCAAGTCTGAGATGTTGGACAACTTGATAATATCTCCGCCGAAATAGACGTGGTTCTGAGCAAACAACCCATTGCCGGACAGGTTCTGTCGCGCCCCGTCATCGTTCTCGATGGTGAGATTTCCCAGCCAACCATAACGGCAAACGCGGTTCTGCGGTTGTATTTCCCAGTTGTTCACACCATCAAGCACCTCGATGTAACTATGCCCACGTGAGGACAGGTACATGGAACTCTGCCGGCTGGAGTCCGTGAAGGATCCGTATTGGGCGAAATCCATGTAAGCACACGGGTCTGGCGTATCTGCAGATCTCTTGCGATACTGGAACACGCACTGGCCACGTTTGCTGGTAACGATCTTCTCGACCGTGAAATAGGTCGTGAAGAATCCACGGTGCACGACAAAGTTACAATCGTCCAAGTCCCCTTCCGTATTGCCGTCAGATTTGTAGGCATCGTCGATATCCGCGAAGATTCCCCTGCAGATATCACCTACCTCTACGCTGCCATACTCGTTCTCTTCAAGGTGTAGGGTAATCAGCCGGCTCTGTGTGTCGACGCATTCTATTGTCCCGTAGGCATTCGTATTCCACTGCTCAGCCTTCGTCACGTTGATCTCGTTAAAGACGAACTTGGGGGCACTGATGAATTTCCTAACGAAGAGGGAGTCGAGGACAGCATCACCATCCTTGCCTACCCTTGCTCCATGGTCGAAGAGCGTGTCGCCATCATAAGTCGCGGTTTTCCAGCCCGCGTGGAATATGGATACAGCCTTAGAGATAATTCCCTCAAGGAAGGTGATGACCTTGCTGGCAACGTCTTCCTTGTCTTTTCGGAGGAACTTCTTCCAGATCAGGCTGTCCTCTGCGAGGTCTTTCGCCTTGTCAGCATACCCAGCCTTTATCTTATTGCCGTTGACAAGAAGGTAGTCCTCGGCAAGGCGCATGGAATTCAGGAGGTTTATGTTCGGATGGGTATGGCCGATCCCCCCGTCTCCGGAATAGTTCTCCACAATGCCGTTGACAATATAGTCCAGAATAGCACCTGCCGTGGTGACGTTCCATTGGTCAGAATAAGGGTTCTCTACCGGGAACAAAGCCCCACCACTCAGCGTGAGGTGCGGAAACTCAGCAAGTCGTGGGGCGACGGTAAAAGACCCTAGGTCGGGTACTTTTATGTTGAGCACCTTTTGGGGCAACTCTGCGCGTGGCAGGTTGAGATAGGGTTGCGCGTCGGCATACTTGTACGTGAAGCTGTAGTCAGAGGGCAGTTTTTTGGCGTTGTAGCTTACGTCGCTTTCTGTGACCACGATCCTCCGTATGAAGTTGTCAGTATAGACATACTTTCCCGTTGAAGGGAAGAAATCGAGCAACCACGCTCTTTCCCTGTTGCCAAGGTAACCCGTGTTTTTCTTGTATTCGCGGGTGGTGTCGACCCGGTATTCCTCGTAGGTCTCCTCTATCTCCGCCACGTTGTGCGTGTGCTTGGCGGTATTCTCGCTATCGCCATAGGCGCGGAATGTGTCAATGCCGCCCAAAGAGTTCTCGAAAAGTATCCACTCTTCTTCCTCGGAGCGCATGTCACTTGCCACGTAGCGTTGGATGTAGGTCAGCCTGGATCCGGAAGCGTTCTCAGCCCAGACCTCATAATACTGCGGCAGCTTGTCGCCAACCTTCCCGGCAATGACGGCATATTGGACTGGCACGGTCCAGCATTCCCCGGCTGGTATTTGTGCCAGGTCGATGGTCTGCGTGGTGCCATCCTCAAAGTATGCCTTGCAACGGATAGTAGCCATGACGACGGCATAATAGGTCAAGAATTCCGGCGTGTAGTAAGTCACCGGCTTTACGTTGGGCTGCCATGTGAGGAAATTTTGCGTGAGGAAGGATTCCGCGTCTCCGTCGAAATGGTCAACGCCGGCACGGATGACTGTGAAGGAAAAAGACTTTGTCTCGCCGCCACCTGTCTCTGTGACGGTAACGGAGAAAGACTTCGCGATACCGCTTTGCTGATAAGGGCTTGACACATCCTGTAGCTTGAACGTAAGCAGCGGGAGGATGATGTTTTTCAAGTCTACCTCTATGCGACCGGTCTCACTTGGCGCATAGACATGCTTTACGATGGCGTTCCCGCCACTGTCGGAAAGCACGAATGAAACTTCATTGTCAGCCATGATGATGACGTGGTTCATGCTGCCCACGAGGCTGAGTGAATGGGGCTGTAAGAGAATGTTCATTTACTTTAAACTTTACGCAAATTTAATAAGATTCCATACCCTGGTAAAGGACATGTCAACGATGCCCGCCGCCGAATCCATCAGAAGTGTTTCCGCTGTTTTCACCGTTCTCCGGAGTGGAAGCTGCAGATACTGCAGTCAGCCAGCAAGTGGTCTTGGTGTACTTCCATTTTGAGTGGCGGAACATCGTTGCATGCCTGGTCTTCTCTGCAGTATATGAGACTTGCTTGCCATATTCCTTTCCCACCCATTCTGCAGTTGGCGTGGGAGGATAGACGATGGTAAAGGTGCGGTCTTTGTCGGCTCCGCTGTTGTTGTACTCATCTTTCGATACTTCCGTCTCCAGTATTTTCCCTACCCATCGATATCCTGCAGTCATCTGTGGCAGCATGTCGTTAATATGCCTTGCCTCCGCCACTGGCTCGGTCAGGGCGATTGTCAGCATCTCGCTCTCGATAGGCTCGTCCTTTCCGCCAAGGGAAAATTTGAGCTTGTTGAAGAAGAAAGCCACGCCACGAACCACGACCTTCGCGTATGCCGCAAGATTCTGCTTTTGCGACTGCGAGAGCAGCAGCTTCATCTTCACCTGTTGCAGGGCATTGCGGTAGAGCGTGTCGCAGTCGCGCCAGAATTTCTCGAAGATGCCATCCTCGCCATAGTAATAAAGCGCATAGTCGAAGATGCGGGGCTTGTCAGCCGCCTGCAGGTCGTAGGCGGATATGGTCCCAGCGGGTTTCGAGCCTGACATGTAGGCGAAAGCAAGCATAGGCACGGACTTGCTGCTGTCTTCCTCAGTTTCCTGCTGGTCATCGCCTGTCATGGCGAGCATCGCCGGCATAGAGCCATTGTCCCATGGTATAGTCATATCCGCTCCCATCGATTTCCCCGTGGTAGAGCAACGTGCGGAATTCCGGCATGCAGTCTGGCACTTCTACCTTCTGCTCGTCAGTGTCCTCGCCGGTGTTGTAGGTCATCGATGGCTCTGCGATCTTCGTCTGCGTCTCGTAGTTTCCGGAGAACCCCGTCTTGTAGAAAGCTCCGGTATAGTAGTCAAGATAGGCACCCGGATTGTTGCTCAACAGGCTCTTGATATCATCATAGCTGTCCTCTGCGTCTGTGGACAAGGTGTTTTTCGATGAGAGAACGACACGTTTGAAGTCCTTTGACGACTTGTATTGTATGACAGGCTCTGCAGTAAGGTTCCGAGTGAGGTCGGCAACAGGCTTGCTTGCCACGATATCACGCAAGAAGATGATATCGGCGGTCATCGACCCCTCGTCGGACGAGAACTCACAGCAGAACTTCTTCCGGAATACGGCAAGGAAGTCAGATACGGTAACGTCCGGCACGAGGTCGGCTACCTTCAGCTGCCCGTTTGCAAGCACGTCTATCACATTGTTAAGCAGTACCATGTTGTTGAACGGCTCCGTCTTCGTGAAGAAATTATCCTGAAGCGTATAGCCAAAGTACTTGAAGATTTTCTTCATCACGTAGTTGGTGCGCACGAAGGGCGAGATATAGTATCCTGCCGCCAGCGATATGGCTATCTCGTTGACATACTCCACCCGTTCCTGGGCATTGTAGAAGTCGCATCCATCCTCCGTGCTGTCAGGCAGGAATAGCGTCACGTCCTCATGAGGTGGTGGTGCGCTGCCGAAAGTACCCCACCCAGATTCAGATCTGAGGAACATGCGCTGCGTTACCTGCTTGCCGAAGGCATTCATGATCTTGTAGTTGTAACCCGTGCCGATGCCGCTGTCATCGGTAAGCAACACCGGGAAGATGGCAAAGCGATCGTCCGTGCCAGTGCGCAAGCCCTTGCAAAAAGCAATAGCGTTCTTAACCCTTGTGGGGATATCGCTGCCGGGGAAGGTAATGATATCATCGGCAAAGATATCCCTCAGCTTGATGTTCTGTATCCTTGCGTAAAACGACCCGTCGTTAATATAGAACGTAGTGCTGATGTTACCCTTGCGCTGCGCCGACAGCACGAACTGATAGCATTGCGCAAAATACTCCCCATCCTGGATGCTTGCCTTGGTCCTTACCATTTTGTCTGTCCTGCCAAAGATATCCGGATAGCCGAGCAATCGCCGGTTATGGTCGGAGGCCGGCAGATCCAGCGGTATGGACTGCTCGCCGTAATCATTGAAAAACGGGTTGGTGCGTTCGATTTCCATTTTCGCGCCATCGGAGAGCTGGTAAGCTTCTCCCTTTTCGAGGTTGGTTATTCTCATAGTTTACTGCCTATTCTGCGTGCCTGGTCACGCATTTTTTGTTTTGCGTCGAATTCGTCTAGGGCGACATACGCAGGTATTCCATTATCCCGGAGGTCGGAAAGTACGGCGTAGAGCTTCTCTGCAAGCTGCGATCGGTCGGCCGTGTTTGAGGGCGCAGTAACCATGGATGGCTGTGCCACCGTGATACTGCCACCGCCGGCGAGTCCACGAACCTGACGCTGCATGAGGTATTTCCTCATGTCGAGGGTAGAGATCTGCCCAGCGTGCTGCGCCCTGTCGATGATGTTGATGAGCGGTGCCACGGTGGGGTTGTCGAGCGCGGCGTTGCTTGCCACCCATTCCTTGCTCCTTCCCGCAGGTCCTTCGCCCACAATGACGGTAGGACGGTCGATATACCCTCTCTTGCCTGGGTCGTAGCTGGCATGGAAACGCTTGCCGTCCTGCTCGCGCTCCACATCGATGCTGCCACCGCTCTCCAGTCCAGTGGCTACGATGAGGAGCCGTTGAGCGTCATACGCTTCACTTTCTGCCTTTCCGCATTGGCAGCCGCGAGCTGCGCGGCACCCGTCACGCCCATGAGGGCCGCAGCGATGGGTCCGGCGATAGGACCGAGCTGTTCAAGCGCCTTCATGATCGCGCCTGCGGTGCTGGCGATGATCTCCGATGCCTTGATGGCGAAGTTGACATCAGCGTATTTCTTCTGTATCTTCAGCTTCTCATTCGCCTTCTTGTTTTCAATATCGGTGGTATCCTTTCCGGCTTGGCGGGCAGCTTCTATCTCGGCATCGTACTTCGCGTCGACATTTGCCATCTCAGCGTCCTGCAGGGCAGATACCGCGCCGCCAAAGAGTTGCTGGTAACGGTCGAACTCTTCCTTCCAGTGGTCGAACTTGATCTGCTTGACCCTCTTCTCATATTCTTCATGGGAGATGATTCCTTGGGCAAGGGCGGCTCTCAGTTGCGCCAGTTGCTGCTGATACTCGCTTTGCCGCTCAACGCCAAGCTGTGCCCGCTGCTGCTTGCGCTTTTCCGCATATTCATTCTCTTTGTTGCTGACAGCCTGCTCGTACTGCTCATGCGTAAGCAATCCCTTGTCATAATCTTCTTTGATGGCTTCAAGATCCCGTGCCTGCTGCTCGGAATCAGAGACCAGTCCGTATTTCTCTCGCGCCTGCAGCTGTTCCTGTGCTTTTTGGTCGGCATACTTCTTGATGATATTAGCCTTTGCCTGCTCGTAGGCTGCGGTCACAGCCGAGCTATCCTCTCCGAATGCTTTTGCGCGTTCGAGGGCTGTCTTATAGTAAGCGTCGAGAATGGAGATCTCTGCCTGTTGCTGTTGTTGCAAGGTGAGCTGCTGTTCGGTCTTTCCTGATTCAGTGATTTTATCCAGAGCCTGGTAATAGGACTCTTCCATGGCAAGTCTTGCTGCATCAGAGTTCTTCTGCGCGGTCTCGACGTATCCATGGTAGCGTTGCTGAAGCTCCTTTTTCTTGCTCTGGTCCTTAAAGGAGAGCTTCTCTGAGTCGTCATAGTAGGTTCGCTCCATGGAGAGGATTGTGCTGGCGTTGAGCATCTCGAGATTATCTATCTCCGTATCATACTGCTCTTGCGTCATCTGCCTGCCGGCAAGTGCTTCCTTAAGCTGCTGCAGGCGTTTCTCGTAAAATCCCTGCCACTGCTTGAGTGACGCGGCGCGGGCATCGTCATATTTCTTTGCCAGCACGTCATCAGGGTTAGTGGAATTCCCACTGGCATAGGTAGATCTTCCGCCATAGCCACCCCCATGTGGTTCCTCTGCCTTGGGCTTAGGTGTTTCCTGCAAATCCTGCCGCTGTATGTCCTTGCCGTATAGCTTTGTGATAACCCTCTCTTGCTCATCAAGCTTAGCAATGGCTTTGTTTAAGTTTGCGACGGCACCTTTGTAAGAAGAGAGAGTCGTATTCTCGCCCATTTGCATGGCTTTTGCCTCGCGGCCCCCGATCATGGAGTTGGCTTTTGTGTTTGAGTCATATAGTTTTCTTGCGTCGGAAAGCTCTTTCTCAGCCTGGTTCTTTTCAATGGACAGCTGAGCCCTTTGCTTTCCAATTTCCACAAGTTTGTCTTTCGCGCCCATTACCTCGTAAAGACGTACAAGCGACCTTATGTACTCGTCAAGTCTCTGTTTGTTGCCGACATAGGCGTTCCTTGTCTTGTCAAGGTGTGCGTTATATTCTGGGATGATTGCGTTGAGCCTTTTTGCGGCAGCCTCCCGCTCCCGCATTGACAGGTTCTCATTATTCATGGCATCCACAAGGCTGTTGACCAGCCGTTTTTGCTCAACGGCTTTCTTCGCGGCATCGATTTGGATGGAGTTTAAGTACCGCTGCGCCTGTGAGATTTGGGTGGTGCGCTTATACCATGTGTATACTGCAGCTCCAAGGGCAACCACGGCAGTTGCCGCAAGGTAGATAAGGTTTGTCTTCATCGTGGTATTGAGCCCGGCCCATTCTGCCTTGGCCTTAGTCAGCCTGCCGGTAAGGAGATAAAAGCCAGACTGCAGGACAATCAGCAATCCTTTTGTAGTTGTAGTAACCTGGTTCCATAAGGCGTGAGCAGCAGCTGAAGCCTTAGTTGCCACAATGTTGCCAGTAAGAACACCCGTATTTTTTAGTGTTGCCAATGTCAATCCTGCCATGGCTACTACTAAAGCTGCTACGACCTCACGATGTTTTACCACCCACCTAATAAGTTCTATTTCTGTAACTTGTATTTTCGTAAAAGTCTCTTCATATTGCTCACTCAGGGGCAACAGCTCTTCGCCAAGAGCCCTTTGGGCATTCTGGACTTTTACCGCAGCCTGTGCCGAACGGTCAGATGCCGAGACATAGGCATCTCCGGCAACCTTAAGCTGTTCCTCTACGATGGCTGACACGGCAGAAGCCATGTCACCGGTCTGTGCCATTTTTTCCCTGAGTTGTGATGACGATATTCCCAAGTTGTCAAGAATCTGAGGACTTTTACGTCCGAGACCAGTTATTATGGAATTGGTAAGGTAATCGACAGACTGCCCGGTCTGCTGTGCCTTCAGTTGTGCGAACTGGAGATACTTGCCAAGGTTCTCGACGGGAATGCGGAAGTCATTGGCTTGCACGGCAGCTTTCATAAGATCGATATCATTGACAGTTCCTTTGGTTGCCTTCCGTAAGTCGTCAAGCAGATTGGGGTTGTTCAGGTTCTTGAAGGCGCGTGTTATACCGTCAGCCTCACGAGCCATTTCAATGCCTCTCTCAGCAGCTTCCACGATATTGTCTTTGATTTTTCTTAAAGCCTCTCCGAATTTTTCTGCCATTTTGGTCAGTACATTGCCCATCATAACACCTTGTGTGGCATCACTGGACAGAACTTCGCCAAGGCCTTTTGCGTCCTGCCGGAGTTTAGACATCCTTCCAGTTACTTCAGACAGCCTCTGCTCCAGTTTGGCATATTCCTTGGGGTTGGTTGCCTTTGAAGTATCCTCAAGGTTCCGGCGCAAATCCTTAGCTTCCTTCTTAAGCTGTTTCATGGTCAGCTGGTTGATATCAAGTTTATTTGTCAGGTCGCCAATTTTGCTTGTAAGATCACGGATTTGCTTGTCGGTTTCTTTATAGGCATCCTTCAGCTTTCCATAAGCCTTTGAGTTTTTCTCTCCCCGGGCTTCCATTTCTATCATCTGCTTCAGTCGTGCCTTGTTCTCTGCTCGCAGACTTGCGGAAGCTTTTTCTAATTTGTGGATTTCCTGCTGAGCCTTACTGGACTCAACGTCAACGATGTACTGGATTTCGTCCTGTGATATATGCTTGTTGCTTGACATAAAAAATGCGTGTTGCTATATTACGATTACAAATATAGCGACACGCAGCTAAATGGAAAAGGACACCAATGTACCTTTTAATGCTTCATTATCAAGTTATAAAGCGGTAAGCCTATAATCGGAGTGAAGAATGTGCACAGGAAAAGAAACACCACCCAGTTTACCGGGTTTCTTCCTACATCCAAGAATATTAGTAATATTATAGATATTACTGCCGAAATTCCTTGTATCAATTCTATCAGTCCCATAATAACGATTCTTTGTTTCTGCAAATTTAAGATATTAATTCGTACCATGCAAACAAATTCACATGTATTTTCTTAGAATCCTCTCAGTCTGTCATTCGTCCGGCTGATTTTCTCAAGTGCCGATTTTACGCTGTCCGTATTGATATTCACGAAATACTCCTGGTCGAAAACAAACTCCAAGAGAGTGCCGTTCTCATCATGTTTCAGAATGAAATCGCCCAGCGTGATTATGTCAAGGCCAATGAGGAAATCGATGCTCGCAGGAAGCTGGGCAACTATAGGGTTGGCGATGGTATACCAGTCTGCGTTTCCTGGGAAGGAAAGAGCGAGGGCCAGCCGGACACCGACCTTACCGCCGACACCAGTTGTGAATCCACCACCACGTTTTTCCAAATTAAGGCAGTCGGCCATGTTAGGACTGACTGCGGAACGTGTCGCCCCAGTATTCCAAACGGCATTCACAACGGCTGACGCTCCGCTCTCATGGTTAGAAAGCCGGAGGGGACTGACAAAGTATTTGCTGCCTCGTGGAATAAGGAACTTGATTCGGTCTTGCTGTCTTGTTAAATCTATATCCATACTATTTCGGGTTTAATGAGTTCTCAAGCATTTTTCTGATGCCTTGGCGCACTTCGTTGGTGAAGCCTGAGCGAAGCTCCGGGAAGGTCTCGTGGTAGAGTACGCCCCACACTACGCGGTTATAAAGGGCGAGGTTCCTGCGCTTGAACTTTGCGATGCGGTCGTTCCTTGTGCGGTACTGCATGTCGAGGAAGCGAAGGTAGGGCAGGATCCGGACAAACACCTTTTGGGATGTCTGTGTCTCCTCGCTCTCGAACTGGTGTGCCGAGATGACGGTCATCAGCCTGCCGGTGCGCTCCTGGAGGTTGTTGCGCACTACCTCCTCCTGCGTGTTGTAAATGCGCATGATTCCTTCCTTGAGGGTCTGGTGCACGAACTGCTTCTTGATCATTTCATCTGTTACCATAATCGTATGTATTTTATTGAATCCTATTGCAAAGTTAGCAGGGTAGGGGAATGTGAAAAAGGACACTGCGCCTCACGGCGAAGCGTCCTGATATTTGAGTTTGGCAAAAAAATATCCATTTTATTTCTCGCGGAACATCCACTTGAACTGCAAGCCTTGCGAGGACGGGCTGTTGCAGAACTCGTACCCGGCATCGCGGAGGGCATGGAATACCTGCATGCTGTCGACCTCAGCCGACGGGTCGATCTGCTTGATGGCGGCAACCACCTCGTCAGTGGAGAACCAATGGGTGGTCTCCGATATGTTCCTGGCAGGCTTGTAGGTGGCGCTGAGGGCTGCGACGTAGACGCTGATATCGGTCACGCGCCCCTCTTCTTTCTGTTGATTTTCATTGTTCTTTGTCATGATTGCTTGTTATTAAAGAGTTTTTAATTGTCGTAAGGTCTCGGATGAGCCAGCGCAGCTCACGGGCAAGGCGCAGCGTCTCACTGTCGCCGATGTCTGGCGCGTTGCACTCGTCGAAGAGAAGGTCAAGGAGTTCCTCGAGAGTATCTGTGCGGTTGGCAAGCACTTCCGGGTCCATGAGGTAGTTGACTACCTCTGATGCCTTATCGTTGAGATTGAGGATCGTAGTCTTCATGCCTCGCCTCCTTTCTCACCTTTGTTCAGTCTATAGACTATCCAGCCGCTCGCGCCCATGGCGGCAATGGCCACCAACGGTGCCTGCTCCACGCACAACACGCCCACTGCCATGGCCAGCGGTAACACAATGCCCACACGGATAGCCACACGCCGTGTCACCTCAAACTCGGCGATACGGCTGTAGAACGCCGACCGAGTGTCGAGCCACTCGTTGATTGCTCTGCCCGTACTTCTCATCCTCTCTCGGAGGCTCACCGGCTGACGGACCTCAGACGCGGTGAAGTTGATTGTTGCTTGCTGCATAATGCATCGTTCTTTTAGCACTCCCGGATAGCCGGGCCTTGTCTTGGCAGAATAGAAAAGAACCTGCCGATTCCGCTGCTAAAAGAACGATGACTTCACCCGATGGGCTGATCAAATTCTACGGAATGGCAACCGCCAATATCTTTTTAGCGAGTAGTAACTCGCGCTTTTCCCGGGCATAAAAAAAGCCCGACCTTGATGTCCGAGCAATAACCGCTGCTCACCGGGATGGATTACCATCGTTCTTTTAGCGTTGGCAAAGATAGGGAGAAAAAGCGGAACGGCAAAGAAAATGGTGGAGAAAATGAGGGGAAGAGGAAAAATTTAACAGTTCAAACGGCAAAATCTACCGAAAAATGACTATCTTTGCACATGAAGAAAAGTTATTTTGTATGAAGACCATAGCCAATATTCTTGCCTTTGTCAGCACTTACACAGTGATTGCTATGGTGTTTCTCATCATAGCTCAGAGTCTTATTAAATGTATCCATAACGCTAACACTTTAACAGCTATGCAAGAACGCATAACGGTAATTGTATGTCTCTTAGCTGCAGCTGCGCTGATTCCTTTCTTCCATTATCCCTATTAATATTTCTCTCGATTCTCATTCTGGGTCTGGTAGAGCTCTATCATAGCCTTCTTGAAGTCAGAAGGAGTATCTATCTTCAGACTGTCCATAGTGTTCTTTATGGACTCTCTCATTTCACGGTCCGTCTGTCGGTCAAGATATTCGCTGAGATTCTTGAAAAAGCCGTCTGTTGACAGATCGATGTGACACTGGTCCCAATCAACTTTAAGGCCGCCACCATTGATAAATAAGATAACCAGACCTACGATGGCGAGGAAATTCTTGTTTTTGGATATGAAGTGCAATGCGCCAGGTGATTCCATCTGTACCTTCATGGTCACTTCAGAAGCATTGCCGTCCACGCCGTTGTCACGGCAGAATCGCTCTGCTATATCAAACAGCCTCTGCATATTATAAAATGTAGAAGCTGCCACGGCTTCCTTTGTATTTATTTTAAGCACCACATGTATCTCATCATTTTTATTGTAGTAGTCAAGGCATGTCCCGTCTATATAGGTGGCATACTCCGAGATGTCAGATATCGGATGCCTTGAGTTGAACATCAACTGAGCTTTGGGCGGCAGACTCCCACGCTTCACTTTCTTAATGATTTCTACCGGTATTCTTTTCATGAACGGACAATCGCCATCGGCACCACTGGCATTAGCATCCTCATAGACCTCACCCGTTATGCGGCAAATGCTTATCTCAAAGGACGAATAAGAAGGCACTATAACGATATCGCCAACCTGAAGGTTATTGCAAAAGCGGTAGAGCTGAGATGCAATATGCCCAGGGCGTGCCACATCCGGATGCCTACTGGCGACCAACGTCCTTAGTCCGGAATGGTCTTTCTTCCCATCCGCACAATATTCACGTATGTCCCGAAGTGTAATATCGTTGGGGCCAACAGCAATATAATGCCCACTCACGAAACTCTCGTAATATTGTCCGCCCATAGTTCTGACCATCCAGTAATGCGCTGTATGCCCTATGGTTTGAACATATTCATTAAGAACAGAAATATCCATATTATATTTTTTAAACACTCTTGCAAAGATACTGAATTTTAAGTTTTCACACAAAGAAAAAGGTCAAAATCTTCACAGACCCTGACCCTTGAAGTGTTATAAATGTATGTGTTTAAAAAATATCTCCAGTTACGATGGCAAAGTTAATCATTCTTTCTGAGACTACAAAACAGATGAAAGTAAAAAGCCTCCCACGCATCACGCGCAGGAGGCTCCAAGAGTTCATTTTATTATGAAATAGCCGAGTCAGAAAGACGCGGCTTGTAAATCTTTCTTTATATTGCTGAAGCATTCCGAAAGTCTTTTATACGTCTTCTCGCCGGCTTTCTTGCATCCGCTGCTATACTGACGGAGTAAAGATGGATTAATTCCCGCGCGGCGTGCCACTTCATTCACGTTGAAGTAGTCGAAGTAATTGAAGAAAGACTGCAAGTCATATTTATATTCAAGTGTCACATTTCCTTTGATGTCGCCTGCCTCCCTTGCTTCTTCCAAACAAGCCTCCAAATCCTTCTTGGCTTCTTCCACGGTAGCCCCGCAGCCGTTGAAACCGCCGTTGCCAATCTCGGTACTGCACCAATAGTTGCCATCAGTACCTTTTTCTACTGTTACTATTGCCTTTGCCATATTATAACGTTGTTATTATTCTTCTTATAAAAAGAGTCCATATCTATCAAGAAAGAAGAGAAATCGGCCAGGGGCAAGCCTCTGACCTTTTTCTTTAGGCATCCAACTTTTTAAGTATCTTGTGTGCCGTTCCTGTAGCAATCTCCGTGCTGTGCCGCGGCACCCAATCAAACTTGCCAGTCTTGGGATTTACCCATCTGTCATGCCTTGAACCGTTTCGAGACAGGACGCATCCCGCTTCTCTCAGTCTCTTTTCTAATTCACTTCTTTTCATAATTTCAATGAACTCTTTGTCTTATTGACACTGCAAAGGTAGCTAAAAAGTAACAAACTAGCAAACTTTTATATAACTTTTTTGCTACCTATTAAAGATTTAACATTTCTGTATCGAAAAAACTCCCATGCATCACGCACAGAATGATCCTCCCTCTATGTAAGAATTGAAAAAAGGGGCATCGCATCACTGCGATAACCCCTCGAAATGTAAAAATGAAATTTGGAGATTCTCCTGAAACAATCTTAAACCTAAAAACTAACCATTAAATGAAACAAACTACAATTATATTATATATATGACCTATCTCTCTAATCTTATGTACCGGGCACCAGTGAGCCTTGTGTGCGGGTTGTGGCTTACCACGTCAAGCCTGACAGCCTTGCAGCCAAACCGGAAGAAGAGGAACCTTTTCGGCACCCGGTGCGCCACGATATCGAGCGTGTCAAGGTTTGTCACACTTCCGTCGAAGGCACCATCCCGGATACAGCCATCAACGGTGAGCCATGGATCCTTCCACTGCATGCATCGCAACGTGTCGACCCTGCCCGGAAGCGTGTCAGTCTTGCCTGGAAGGTAGACGATGCTGTCTTTCATCGAGGCTTTGATCTTCGCCTCGCTTTGCGTCGCTGCTTGCGCAAGTGCAAGCAACCGGCTGTTCTTTACCCCAAGGATCTTCACGGTCTTGAGCAATGAGTCGCGGCTTGCCTCCAGCTCAGAGACTTTCATGTTCAATGCCTGAGTTTCTGCTATGCTCTTCCCGTCAGCCGTGGTGCGTATCTCAACGCCCACTGGAGTGGAGAGCTGAGACTGGTTTTTCCTAAGTCGGCGGTTCTCGCAGCTGTAGCTAAAAAGCAAGACGATCAAGATGACGATTCCCAAACCGATGGTGATCAAGATGGACAGCTTTTTGTTCTTGCGCACCCACTGCAATACCTCATTCATTAATTCTCTCATAATACCCCCTCCTAATTATTTACTGATCTTTTCAATATATCGCTTGATTCCATCCACATGCAGCCTAATGATACTTTCGCGTCCATCCTTGGAAAGCAGGAAGTCAACGTCATCCTTACAGTCTTGGAATAGGTTCTCTGTGAGGCAAGCTGCACAGAGACTTTTCCTCAGGATGTAAAAGCCAGCTTCCCAGTCAGCATCCCCGTCGCTGTAATCCTCTCGGATGGGACGTTGCTTGGTGTCGGGCGGGAACGTGCGTATGTAATCCTGGAGATGAATCTTCGCGGAAGCGTAGAGGCAGTCGGCAAGCACGTCGCCCTGCGTCTGTCCCCGGGAAGTCCATGCACTCCACCCACGCGCCTGGTGCCATTTCCCATCTGCCCCGGCTGCGTCGCAGTGGACGGAGATGAGCAGCACGTTCCTTGCCCCGAATTTCCCGCAGACGGCATTCACGCGCCTTACCCTTTCCTGAAGATCGATATCTTTATCCTCGGTAACGATGCGCCTTGCGTCGAGACCTTCCTTCACGAGCCGCTCCATGATAGCAGCGGTTGTCTCACGGGCGTATTCATATTCTCGCAGCCTCCCGTCAGGACTGCGCTTCCCGGCTGTGTCAGAGCCGTGACCATTGTCAAGCAATATCACCATTGTCTTTCGTATTTTTGTTGATTTTCTCAGATATGTATTCGCCTTTGTCGTTATAGTCCTTCAGTCGCTTTACGAACGCGACAGGGAAGATGGGATAGATGGCTTGTATGTTCTCAACGATGGAGAAAGCCTCTCTCACAATCATGAACACGCAGATGTAAGTGCCTATCCACTTCGTGGTGCCTACTGGAGACCCGTAGACAGTGAAGTTGCTCACGACGTTAGACAGTATCATCAGGATGATATAGACCAGGATCTTCTTACCGAACTTCCCAAAGAAAGACTCCGAGCATGCGTCCCGGTGCTTGAAGTGCTTCCACACCCCGAGGATCGTGTCTATCAATACAGCCACGCCAATCCATTTCGCGAACTCCCAGTCTTGGTAAAAATACTGGCTAACGTCTACGATCATCGACACAGGCAGTGCCACAATACATGATATGGGTATATTTCTCATAACGCAAAATTACTTATTTATTCATCTTTTTCAAAGGACTTGGACAGGAGGTGTGTCCCGAGCGTGTCCGGAGCGGTTGCGTTGAGAAGGAGCGTCCAACCATAGGACCGCAGCTCCGATGAAACGAAAGGCACGATCTCCGCCTTGTCAAGGTTTTCCCGGTCGAGCCATCCGAGCAAGCCTTTCTCTGAGTCGGCTATCATCCACGCATGGACTTTCGTTAGCAGCGAGAGGGTGTAGTCGTTGACGATAACCCGCTCCATGAGGTCGCTCGTTGCTGACAGGCGCATTGCTACCGTCACGGCGATGCGCTGCGTTACCTGGAACGACCGTCTCCCATCGCCCAAGAAGTCGAACTCTCCATAATCGGCGAAGAGAAAAGAGCCATTGAGCCTGTCGAGCCGTTGTTGAATGTCCTCGAATGTCTGCCCGTAGACATAGTTCTCAATCTCCGGCACACGGCTTTTCGCCGGCAGTGCGTCAAGGGCTTTCAGCAGCTGCGCATATTGCGGAAGTTTGCTCTTGCCCATGGTTGCCATCGCCTTTATCCCTTTCTTGTCTGGGAACTGTGCAAAATATAGGAAAAGTTCTGCTATCATATTATGTCGTTGATTATATCAAGAGGAAGTCCGGTTTCTATGCTGATGGTTGGGGTATCCATCTTCATCCCCCGCATTTGCCTTACGGTGTCGATGGTCTTCTTGCGCAGGATGCGAAGATATGTGAGTACGTTCATACGTTCCACCTCACGGTTGTTTCCCAGCCCGTCGGCGGAGAGATCGTATAGTGCATCGCTGGCATCGGTGGTAATTGGCGAGGGCTTCTTCTCCTTGAATTTCGTCAGCAGGGAGAACGATGTCATGGTGAAGAGAAAATTGTTTACTGCCTGGAAGTTCCATGAGATAGCCTGCAGCGTTTCTTTCGGAAGCTTCCCGAACTCCCTGCCAAGCGTATGCGCCTTTTCCGTGTCGTATTCTCCGGGGCAGTAGAGTATGGCAGCCATGAGCGGTAATGCCGTGTCCGCGTTGATGAGTTCACGGGCTTCCAAATACTGCAGAGCCGTGAGCGAGAGGGTAAGCTGGTTAAAGGATTTGTCAGCGCGATAGCCATGGTACACTTTGCCATCAATGACCAGGCTTGGCAGTTGTTGCTTGAAGAAGCTCAGGTCAATGGTATATCTATAGTCAAGACCGCAAAGGCGTTCCCGGAGGGGCTTAGGCAACCGGTAAGGATCCACGCGGCGGCACAAATCTTTCTCCTCCTTGGAAAGCCCATCGAGGGCAGCGTTGTTGTCGGGATAGGACATCGTGAAGAGGAACGTGAGCCTTTCCGAGAGTGCCACGAGGTTGGCGATGGCTTCCTCATTGCGTATCTTGCCGGTATCCCAGTGCATGATATCGCACAGCAGCCGTATGCGTACTTCTCCAGGGGAGAGCTTGCCTTCTGACATGAGCATCATGTCGCTCACTAAGTGAAGGTATTGTTCTGGGGTAAGGTCATCCCAGTTGTTGGGCACGGAGAAGGGAACTCCATGATAGGTGAGGTTTATTTCTTTCATGGGGTCATGATGATAATATCTTCCGGGCGGTTGTAAGACGCGTTGGACGTAAAATTGGCAGTACTGGTATCAAGCAGCATGTCCACGTTCTTCAATAGATGGTCTGCCTCGCTGTCGAGGAGGTCGGCAAGGGCAAGGGCATTGTCATGCTCGTCTTTTCCGGAGCGGCTTGCGTTGTTGTCGTCAAAAAGGTTGCGGATGGTTGGAGGGAACTCCAGGATATCGAATCTCCGCAAAGCCTTCGCCACGGTTTTCTTGGCAAGCGCAAGGTTGAGCATTGCCACTGGTTTCTCGTCTTCCGTCTTGTCATAGTAGGCAGAAAGCCTTTCGTCGAGCGTCTCTTTCTGCAGTGGCACGGTACGGAAGAAGAAAAGGTAAGAGAGGTCGATGGGATAGATGGCATCGAAGTCGTCTGCAGTCTTTATGCGGCACGAGTCAAGCAGCTTGCAGTACCGGGACTTCTTCCATAGAGCCGAAGGACTGTCATTGCCATTTCCTTCCATGAGCGCGCGGATCAGCGTGTCCATGGCGTTGAAATAGTTCTCCATGTAAGCACGGCGCATTGACTCCAGTTCGTATTTGTACATGTCTGTCCCTGCCTTGCGTCGGTTGATGGCATCGAAAACGAGTTGTACAGACAGCGTCATGTTTCCACCGCAGAGCGCAGCGCGTCTTTCAGCGTGTCATCCCCGTTTTCAACAATGGCAGCATAGACTGGCTGCGAGATAATGCCTTCTGCACGTTTCTTGGCCGTACGTCCCGATGCCTGCAGGTCATCGAGTGAGTTGCTCGTCTCCACGCCCTGTGCGTATTCCGTGAAGGTGGAGAGGTCTGGGAAAAGGTCTGTGAGTACGTTCATGACTGTTGCTGGTTAAGTCTGTCTTTGGGCGCGGTGTCCTCTTGCCGTTGTGGAACCTCACGGTAGAAGCCAATGCGGTAGCCCTGTTTGTAGTATTCTGGGAAGTTCAGGCGAAGTGCCATATTGAGAGGTTCTGAGCATATCTCGTCCTCAGAGGTGAGCGACATGATGTAGATAAGATAGTTGTAATAAGCATCTGACCCGGACTTCGAGATAACCCCGTCCTTGCTTACTGCAGAGATGCTCGCGTCCAGCCCGACGCTGGAGAGCAAGGCTTCCTCCGTGCGTTTGTCGTAAGCGATCATTGCCTCGATGTATTCTTTGTATTTCATGTCGATGTTCTCTATCTTCCACTGCTGCTCATGCCCGCTCCCATCCATAAAGGAGAACGTGCTGTAGGCTTTACCCTGGTTGTTTTCCCCTGAGAGATACTGTCCGAACTTGCGCAGCTCCAGTCGGATATATTCAACTACGGTCGATTCCTTAAGCTCATCGCCTATCTCTATGCCGTTGTATTTTATCATTGGCTGCTTGTTGGCAAGTCGTTTCTTGTTTTCCTCGCAGAGTTTCATGATCTGGTTGCGCTTTGACTCTACCCAAGCATTGGGGATAATGATGTGTATCTTGGCGGCGAGGGAGTTCTTGAGAAAAGAGTTGATATAGATAGCTGTCTTGTTGCTGCCTTGGATGTAAGGGCGTGCGCCCTGATGCGTTTCGTTTACGCCATAGAACTCATCTACCGACTTTTCCCTGTGGTGCGAGATGGCAGAATAAATGTAATTGGATGCCTCGCCCATGGCGAACTTTGGGTAGATCTTGTAGCTGCCCGTGCCGAAGAACCACTTGCCGACAGCCACAAAGCGGAAGTCTCTGTAGTCTACCAGTGCCGTTGCCACGTCCCTTCTTGTTGTGGCAAGGAGGCAGTTTTTGTTCTCCATCGCTTCCAGTCCTGCCACCGGTAAGCCGAAGCCTATGCGCTTTCCACGTGAGAAACGCCACTTGGCGAAAAAGTCGCCGAAGTAATAGTAATTCTTTATCTCTGCCTTGCAGAACTCTTCCACCGTAGGCAAGCCTCGCTCATCCCAAGTGTGCAGCCAGTCGGCTACGTCTGGAAGGTCTGTCCATTCCTTCCGAGGCTTTCCGTCTGACACGGTCTGCATGTACACGGCAGGTCCATGGCCGTATAGCATCTTAATCTCCTTGCTGTACAGCCGAGGTAGCAATCGGTTCTGCTTGATCTCGTGTGTGATCTCATCGCACAAGGTATTGTTCCTGCCTCTCATACACAAGTTGTAACCTTGCATTGAGAGCCAATGGTGCTCATGCAGCATGGGCGCGCTCTCCCATGGCGTAGAGAAGAGCGTGTCATCGAAGAGATCCCGACCCTCGCCCATCTGGAAAGAGATGATGCCAGCGTCGCTGATGTAGTTTCCTACACGTCCATGGACTTCTATTCTGTCTGTCATAACCAATTTATCTTATGAAGTTTGAAACCATCCCAAGGGAAAGCCATGAACCTGATGAGTATCCTCCAGCACATACGCGGCTCGTTCTCCTCATCCGTGAAGAGCATCAGGTTGTCTCCATCCACGCTGAACTTCTCCTTAGGCAGCTGCGTGCGCCATCTGCAGTGCTCTTTTACTTGCAAGAACGCGCTTGCCTCTCCCCTGCTCCGAGAATAGGGGAAGAACACGATGGTAAAGCAACCGTCGGGCAGCTTACTGATCTCTCGTGCGTTGTGCATGGCCGTCGGACCGTCTATTTCACAGGGCTTTTCCATTGATGCAAATATATAGATTCCTTATTACCGTTCAAAGGACCGGGCGTGGGTTTGCTTCGTGCTGGCAAGGGTGTTGCAGGTCATATTTCCGGACCCAAAAGAGGTTGCACCTCATTTAACATTCTCAGCGGTGCGGTGCCCCCCGCCGTCACTCGTTTTTTTCGGCTTCTCGGTCGCCGGGAAGCCAAAAATCTGAAAATCAACGCATTTAGGTTTCCTGCCTATGCAAAAAAGGTCGATTATTCACGTTTTCCGACAAATTTTTGCGTATTTACTCGCGTTATTTTACGTTTTCCGGCTATAAACTCACATTGTCAGGCAAATCATCGGGGAATGTGCTCAATTCTTTCTTGACAAGGTCGCCATAGAGACCATATAAAAGGTAAATCATGGCACTTGGCAACTGCGTGGTCAGTCCTGCCTGGTTTTTCAGTGCCTGTTTCTTTTCGCTCGACTTGTCAAGCTCTATTGTGCCGCCTTTCCTGATGATGGGCGATATCAAGATTGCGCTGCAAAGGTTTGGGCATTCGTTCTCGTCGATGCGCACCTTTGGCAGGATAGCAAGACGCTCCGAAAACAGCATGAGACACAGTTTGAACTGCTGCCAGTGGTAGATCGTGGGTGCGCCCTCGTTGTAAAGTATCACGGTGAAGCCAAAACCTTCCAGGGCAGCTTTCAAGGCACGGCTGTCGGTGGTTATCTGGTCCAGTTCCTCTCGCCGCTTGTTTCCGGCACGGTCAGGGTATAGGTGCACGACCTTATTCACTGCATCCGTGCCAAAAAACTGGTACATCTGCTGCGCCAGCGATTCCTGGGTATCGGGCAAGTAAGCCCAAAACTCCTTGATAATGTCAAGCCGTTGACCGTATTCTTTTTTCTGAGCCACGACGATCGAGCAGAAATTCCCGGGATCAAAGCCTACATACAGCGGTTCTCGCTTGTCATAATGCTTTAGGTACCGCGATGTGAGCGTGAACTTATCTTTCAGGTTATGTTTCATGATCTCATCATAGATATACGAGTCCTTGAACTGGTGTTTTTCCCTGTCGAAGGCGGCAAAGAACTTATTTGTCACTTCTTTGTGGCGGATGCCGCAGATGGAAGTCAGGAACTCGTCCATGTCGAGAGTGTCAAGCTGTGTCTTGAAGAATTTCGGGCCAAGGATATCCTTATTGCAGAACGAGCTGGCACGGATGTAGTAAACGGCATTGCGACGCATGTCGGCAAGACGTGGCTTCCACATCGCAACGAAATGCTGTAACCGTTCCATCTCCAAGCGCATTTTCTCCATGGTAACGGGGTTCTTGGTCTCTCGCATCTCCTTCTGGTAGACGAACTGCTTATACATAGACCTGTTGACGGCAAGAGAGACAGTGGCTATCTCTGAGATAAGGTTTTTGTCCATGTTGCGTTCATAGGCCTCGAACCAGTCATCCTCGCCAAGGTCAACGCGTGCCGTATCGCTCACGCCTGTCACTCCTTCGTAGTATGCCGACTTGCGTATCTCAGCCGAACCGCCACGCAAAGAAGGGAATAGTCGTGATTTGAGCTTCTCCCCGCTATTGTGCTTCATCTCCTCTATAAAGGCGTGCACTGCACTGCGCCCGGCAACGCTTTCCGGCTGGTCACTGCTGACCAACTGCAGATGAGAGCCGTTCCTGAAGACAACGGAATGTTTTGCATAGGATATGGGATAACGGGGACGGCGGAAATGGCTTGGCAGCTTCGATTCGCCGACAACATAGTCAATTCCGTACTCCAGCATGGCTCTCTGCTTTCCGTTGACCATCACGGGTCGAGAGAAATATGCCTGTAGACTTGGCCATACGTTTGTCATAAGGGCAACGTATGTCTTGTGTACCAGGAAAGAGAGCTCGCCAGGCATGTCATTCATCACGCGTATGATGCGCGGTCCCATCACGCCCTCAGTCTTTCCGGTGGCGCGTCCCCACTCGGCGTACAGCATGTTCGGATCGATGATGGTGGCGAGCATCTGTACCGAATTCATGTAGTAATGTTGGAATTCGGTGATCGTTTGTTCATTGTTTGTCATCATTTATCTCCTCATATTGCGCTTCCTCGATATCACTGTCACGAAGCAAGCGTTTCTTCTCTGTGTTCTCTATAGGCAAAGAGTCTATGAGCTGCAGGTAGAAGCCGCGATTGTGTTTGTCAGCGATCTTCTTCAAGCTCTTTTTCTCGAAGCCAAGGTCTTCTGGTGTCAATTCCGGAGTAATAATGAAAGTGACACCAAGGTCGTGGTCGGCTTCAGCTATCTCGGACGAACGACGACGGCACTCTAAGGCAGCGTCATAGCACGCTTTCATCGACTTGTAATCCCGTTGCAAGGCGCAGAGCTTTGCCAAGTCCTCGTATTTGTTGGCAAAATTACTTTCCCATACCTTGATTGGCACGTTGCAATCTACTTGGAAATAGTTGATTGCCTCATAGATACGCGCCATGCATGTGCGCTCTTCTATCATCACATGATGCTCGGCGTTAATACGTAGCTTCAGCTTACGTGCCGCACGGGTGATATTGCGCTCATACTCGAAAATCTCTGCAGCCCATTGCAGCTGCTTTAAAAACATGGCTATGTCGTCCGGTATTCCTTTGCAATGCCCTGTGGCAAGGAACTCCGAAATAAGGTCCGGGTGTATGCTGTCAAGTCGTTCTATCCTACTTTTCATATACCAAAGAGTTTCAGGCGCAAGTCTTTCTCCTTGCGCTCGTTTTTTCTTTCCTCGAGAAGAGATATCGCGTCGTTGTCACCTGTCTCTGCCTTTTTGGCAAGCTCCGCATCGATATTATACTCGCCGAGAGCACGTCCTTGATGGTAAGCATCGTGGTAGACGTCTCCGGGAATCTCGATTCGCATGTTGAGTGAAATGCTATCCTTCTTGCTCAGTCCAAGAAGGCGACAGATGCGCTCCGGTGTATAGTCTAATGCCCCGAATGTGCGTACCTGCTGCACATAGTCATCGGATATCATATTCTCCAGTGCCCTACGGATTATGCCTTTGCTTTCAGTCATCCATTATTTTTTTAGTATTTTCTACCGACAGAAGAGTACCTTCGCGCAGTAGCCTTATTGGCAGCTGTGGGAACATTGTCGTGAACCTTATCACGCTTGCCGCTACATATTTTGGGTCGATTTCCATCGCATAGCCTATGCGGTCGGTTTGCTGGCAAGCCATGATAGTAGAGCCGGAACCTGAGAACATGTCAACGACGATGTCACCATGAGAAGATGAATTGCAGATGGGATAAGCCATCAACGCGACTGGCTTCATGGTAGGATGTATGCGGTTGGCAGTCGGCTTGTCAAAGTTCCAAACTGTAGTTTGTTTTCTGTCTGTATACCAATGATGGGCGGCACCAGGTTTCCAACCATAAAGGCAAGGCTCATGCTGCCACTGGTAGTCCTGACGGCCCATGACGAGCGAGTTCTTTACCCAAATACAACATTGCGCGATTTTGAAACCACTCTCTCGAAGTGAACGGCGGAAGTTCTCCCCTTCTTTGTCAGCATGGAAAACATAGAAAGAACCACCTGGCTTGAGTACTTGGAACATGACTTCGAAACAAGAGCGAAGGAAACGCAGGAACATGTCGTTGTCCATAGAATCGTTCTCTATCTTGAGTTTGTCATCATTGCCACCCTCATAGTTGACATTGTAGGGTGGGTCAGTGAGTATCATGTCAGCCTTACGGCCATCCATAAGGGTGATGACATCCTTCTTGCTACGGCAATCGCCACACATAAGGCGATTCTCACCAAGCAGCCATACGTCTCCTGTCTTGGCAAATACTGCATCCTCGGTACCGGGAATGTTTATAGGCACATCATCTTCCTTAATCTCTTCCTTTTCTTTTTCGTTGTCAAAGAGAGGCTTTGCGCTAACATCGTAGTCGTTCTTCTTCAACTCAAAGCCAAGATTGAATGTCTCCAGTCGGTTGGTTGAGATATGGTATTTCTGAAAAAGGATGGTGTCGGGATTCTTCTGAGCGAACTCTGAGTTGTAAGCTGCAATTTCCTCTACCGCCTCCTGCTTGTCAGCAGCCTGTATTTCCTCATAAGGAATATCGGGAATGATGTAACCGTATTTCCGCAAGCCAAGCAAAGCCTTTCGCCTTTGGTGCGCATCGATAATCATAAGGTGTCCGTTGGATGGGTCGCGCCATACCTTGAATGAATACTTGAAGCCACGAGTGAGAATCAGCATCTGTAGCTTCGCAAGTTTGTCAGGGTCGCTTTTCTTGAAATCCTCCTGAAGCTCAAAGAAAGAATCCAGCGGGGCAACGGGAAGGTTGCTCAAATTAAATACTTCTATTCGCTTTTCCATGTTACTTATAGTTAGAATTATGTTGTTCAAGAACCATTTGGAAGAGTTTCTCTTTCTCTTCATGACGTTCGAGGTTCTTTCGGTCTTCCACACTGTGATCCTTACGGTCAGCACGTTTCAGATATGCCTTGTAACGCTTAATGTTGTCCAGCACGTTCTTGTGCCTTCGCAGGAATTCCGCAGGATCCTTGTGCAGCAAGTCCAATAACTTTGAGAATTCACTGCGACCGAAAAGGAGAGGGTGCTTATTGAGAAACCTGCCGTTATCGTTAAACGATCGCAGCTCGTCAA